GTCCCAGTACTAACTCCCGCAAGCCAAATATCCAGGGTAATTTTGCCGGCGACAGGCAACACCGATGTCGCAGCATCGGGCTCGATATATGCTTTAGGTGTATATGTAGGGTCTATATCTGATCTCTATGATGTAAATTTCATTTCTGGGGCATCCGACCAAGTTACCTATACTTATAGAAAACTTGGAGGTGCCGTTCTTGATATTGAACTTACCGAACAAGACGTTTACTCCCATTATGAAGATTCTGTATTAGAATATTCTTATCTTGTGAACATTCATCAAGCAAAAAATACTTTGCCTAATGTCTTAGGCGCTCCCACGGGAACTTTTAATCAAGACGGTCAACAAATGTCCGATTCGCCTATGATTGGGATGACTGCTTCTTTACAATATCCTCAATTTTCATTTGGTTATGCTCTTAGAGTAGGTGATGGAACTTCTACCGAAGCTGATATAGGAGGGGTACAACCAATCTATTCTGCTTCTTTTGACTCTTCTACTGATAAACAAGATTACGATTTACAAAGTATTATTTCGTCTTCTGCTGCCACAGACAGTTCTGTTCTTTATTTTAATAAAGTAGGAAATAAAAGAGTCACTATTAGAAAAGTATTTTTTAGAACTCCTCATGCTATGTGGAGATTTTATAGTTATTATGGTGGTTTAAATGTTATAGGCAATATGTCCACCTATGGTCAATATGCGGATGATTCTACCTTTGAAATTGTACCTACATGGCAAAACAAACTTCAAGCTATGGCTTATGAAGATTCTTTATATACTAGAACTTCCCATTATTCTTATGAAATCAAAGATAATAAATTACGCATTTTTCCTGCTCCTGAAGCGGGTTTGCCTACAAAATACTGGGTTCAGTTCACCGTGAAAGAAGATCCATGGACGGAACCTGGCACGACGGACGGGGGACTCACTGGAGTGAATAATATTAATACTCTTCCATTTTCTAATTTACCTTATAATAGTATTAATTCGATTGGTAAACAATGGATTCGTCGCTTTGCTTTGGCAATTTCTAAAGAAACTTTGGGTCAAATTCGAGGAAAGTTTGGCACTATACCAATCCCTGGAAATGATATTACTTTAAATGCTTCCGATCTTCTTTCGCAAGCCCAAACCGAAAAGGAAGCTCTCCGCGAAGAACTTAAAACAGTGCTAGACGAATTAACATATGAAAAATTAAGCGAAAAACAAAACGCTATTACAACAACTGCTTTAGAAACCATGCAAAAAATACCTGTTGGTATCTTTCAAGGATAGGAGGATGATGGGTGCCAAAAGATAAATGGGAACAACCAAATCAGCCTCCGCCACCGTTATTTTTAGGGGAAAAAGAACGAGATCTTGTAAAACAAGTGAACGATGAGTTGATTGAAAGGGTTATTGGACAACAAGTTTTATACTATCCTATCAGTCAAGAATACACTAATTATCATCCTGTATACGGCGAGGCTATAAATAAGAATTTTTTATCGCCCATCAGGGTATATGTTCTCATCGAATGGGGTGGTATAGAAACAACCACGGAAAAACATGGATTAGATAAACTATATTCTCTCACGGCTCATTTTCACAAGCGGAGATTAACAGAAGATCAAGATTTATATGTTCGTGAAGGAGATTTTCTATTGTATGATAACGATTACTATGAAATAGTAACTTTGACTGAGCCGAGAGAAATTTTTGGACAAGCAGGGAAAAGTTTAGAAATTTCAGCTAAATGTATTAAAGCAAGAAGAGGTTTATTCGATGCCCAATAAAAATCCTATTTTGAGAGAAGAATTGTTGATGCCCTCTAGAATAGAGGATGTCGATGCGGCGATGTTAGATTACATTAATAATGATCTGAACATATCTGCTCGTACTAACAAGGGGTGGAAGAAGGTTTCGGTCATTTGGGTTGCAGCTGAACGCGCCGCCCAAATTAAATTAAATAAAGATCTTAGGGACACGGACGGCTCTATAGTTTATCCTTTGATAACCTTAGAGAGAAATTCTATTACTAAAGACTTAACTAACAAAGGAATCATTTTTGGAAAAGTTCCTATTCCACAAGACGCCCAGCGTGGCAGTCTTACCATAGCCAGACGAATTCAACCAAACAAAACTTCTGAATTTGCCAATGCAGACTCTCAACGACTTTATAACCAAATAAATTTTAAAACTCAGAAGGCTAATAAAAAGATTGTTTACGAAACTAAAACAGTTCCCCTCCCGGTTTATATAACCGTTAATTATACCGTATCTATTGTTACCGAGTACCAAGAACAAATGAATGATATTATGAGTCCTTTCTTAACTATCGGAGGACACATAAATTATTTTCAACTTAAACGCAACGGACACATGTATGAAGGTTTTATAGATTCGGATTTTGCTGCTAACAATACTGTTAACGATTTACAAGATCAGGAAAGAAAATATACTACCGATATTAATATCCGTGTTCTGGGATATTTGATGGGCGATGGAAAGAATCAAGAAACTCCTAAAATTGTTACGAGAGAAAATTTTGTAGAAGTACGATTTCCTCGTGAGCGCGTGATGTTAGGAGATATACCGGAACACATCGACGATACAGGATTTTATAAACCTTAAAAAGTATTTTGGTGTTTTCACTAACTATTTATAAGAGAATGAAATTATATTCAGCCTAATCTTTACGCGCATAGGAGAATGAAAGAATGTCCATTAAAAAGTATAAATTTGTATCCCCCGGTGTTTTTATTTCGGAAATTGATAATTCACAATTAACCGAAGAGCCCGCTGCAATAGGACCGGTATTAGTTGGTCGAAGCGCTCGCGGTCCTGCGATGAAACCGGTTCAAGTTAACTCATTTTCAGAGTTTGTTACGGTTTTTGGGAATCCTCCGCCCGCCACTACCCCCAAGACGCATGGCGTTCCGGAGATATGACCGCACCCTTATATGCAGTGTATGCGGCACAAGCGTGGCTTAGAAACAACAGCCCTTTGACATTCGTGCGGTTGTTAGGCGACGAAGACCCACAAAAAGAAACAGCAGGCGCAGCCGGTTGGTTTACACGAAACACCGACGGAGATTTTGTTGGTAACGATGCTGGTGGCGGCGGTGCATATGGTTTATTTATTTGTCCCTCTTCTTCGATGGTCACGACCACATCACCATCCACCACATCGGTCGTCGGCGCGAACCCTGTCACGGGTGCTTTAGTAGCAATATGGTATTTTAATTCCGGTAGTATTACGCTATCCGGCAGTAGCCCTGGCTCAGCTGATCCTGCCTACGGCGGGGACGGAGCCGCAACCTCAAGTATTGGTTTGCTGATAGATAGTAAGTCGGGTGAAAAAGCCTGGAAAGCACAGATTTGGAGCGGGTCTCCCGCTACTCTGCAAGAAACTATTTCTTTTTCTCTTTCTAGAACATCGGATAGATATATCAGAAAGGTTTTTAATACCTCTCCTTCTAATACTAATAGCCGAATCACTGCGAATACTAAAAGTTATTTCTTAGGAGAATCATACGATAGACATAGTTATGAATCTTATATAACTGGGTCGCAAGGAGCGCTAAGTAACGGAACTCCTTCTACTACGGCTTTTGGCGTTATTTTACCTCTTAAATTATCGGATAATAGCGCCATCGAGCAAGCGGATCACCGCAAAGCTTCTCAAGAGGCACAGACGGGATGGTATTTTTCTCAAGATTTGGCTAGCATGGAAAAAGCTACCGACATTAACGATAGAACTAATGCCAACGCTTATTTAGCCTCCAATATGCAAAAATTGTTTAAGTTTCACGGCTTGAGCGGCGGTGGGTGGTTAACAAGAAATATAAAAATTTCTATAGCCAATATTCGGAAGTCTTCATTATCGAGTAACCCTTTTGGAACATTCTCGGTAATTCTGCGAAGAATAGAGGATATAGATTCCGCGATGCAAGTGGTTGAGAGATTTGATAACTGCTCTATAAATCCCAATGCACAAAATTATGTTTCCCGCGTTATCGGCGACAAATATCTTACTTGGGATACTACGAATAACCGATATATTGAAAATGGAGATTTTACCAATAATTCTAAATTTATTCGAACTGAAGTGAACCCGGATGTTGCCGAAGGCAACATTGAAGATAAACGACTTCTTCCGTTCGGAGTTTATGGACCTCCCCGATGGAGAGCCATTCAGTGGAGCAGTGGGAGCGCAGGGGTGGCTCTTGGTGATAATGGCGGCAGCGTCGGAACCACCTATTTTGCTATGTCAGCGTCTAATACGAGTGTCTGTGCAACAGCGGGTCGACCCGACCCGGTAGAACTTGGTGCGCACGGTGGTCCGGCGGGAAAAGCCTTAATTGGTTATCTAATAGGAGCCGAAGGTGCTCCTGTTGCTTTTACCGCATCTTTTGAATTTCCAAGAATTTATTGCCGCGTTAGCAGTTCTGATGGCTCTAACCAGTCACCTTCTTCGGTTTTTTGGGGCGCTAACACATCTAGAGGGGCACAAGGATACGGTGTATATGATGAATCTACGGCTGATGTCTTAAGAACGCTCCCGGCGTCTGTTGATGATTTTACAGCGGGACCAACATCTAATAGAGAATATAGCTATGTTTTCTCTCTCGATGATGTCACCCAGTCCGGCTCGGCTGATGTTACCCCTAACGCTTTATATCTCTCAGGGTCTAGAGCAGATGGTATTTCCATTACAGCCCTTACGGGTACATGGGAATCAGTTTTGGATGCTGGCTTTGATCAGTTCACTACTGTTATGAATGGTGGTAATGATGGATTAGATATCTATGAAAAAGAGCCTTTTAATAATAAAGCTGCACTCGCAGGAGCCTCTACAGAACAAAATAGTTATGCTTATTATAGTGTTAAAAAGGCGTTGAATACACTTACGGATGCTGAAGTTGTGGAATACAATCTTTCCGCAATGCCTGGTATCACCAACGCCGCGCTTAACGATTATATGGTAAGTCTTAACGAAGATCGAGGTGATTCTCTTTCTGTGGTGGACTTACCTAGCGTTTATGCCCCTGCGGTTGACAACGGTACTGCTGGCGCTTCGCGTTACGGTAATAATCCTGATCAAGCCATCGCGGCATTAAAAAATCGAGGATTAAATAGTAGTTATGCTTGTGCATATTATCCTTGGGTTCAAATCCGCGATACAATTAATGGGAGAACCCTGTGGGGTCCGCCCTCGATAGCGGCATTGGGAACTTTCTCCAGTTCAGAGAAGAAGTCCCAACTCTGGTTTGCACCAGCAGGATTTAATCGTGGCGGTTTAACTGAAGGAGCAGCTGGAATTCCAGTGATTGGCGTCCGAGAGAAATTAACCTCCAAACAAAGAGATACACTCTATGATGCCAACATTAATCCTATTGCGTCTTTTCCTGCGGAAGGAGTGGTAATTTTTGGACAAAAAACACTGCAATTAACACCTTCTGCACTTGACCGAATCAACGTGAGAAGACTGATGATTTTTGTTAAGAAACAAATTTCTAGAATGGCAAATGAATTATTATTCGATCAGAATGTTCAAGCCACATGGAATAGATTTTTAGCACAGGTTAATCCTTTCTTAGAGGGTATTAGAAGTGATTATGGATTGACAGATTTCAAAGTGGTATTAGATGAAACAACTACCACTCCCGAGTTAATTGATAGAAATATCTTATATGCTAAAATCTTCTTGAAACCCGCCCGCGCTATTGAGTATATTGCTATTGATTTCAACATTAGTAACACCGGCGCGGCTTTTGAAGATTAAAAAAACTTTTAACATCTATTTAATATAAAGGAGAAAATACATTATGGGATTCTGGGGAGCACAAGGAGGCGCTATTGTAGATCCAAAAAGGTCTTTTAGATGGCTCGTATATTTTGGAAATAATGTTGATAAAAAGAAAAAAGTAGGTTTAAGACCTTGGTACGCAAAGACGGCTAAAAAGCCGAGTTTCACCGTTGGGGAAACACAACACCAATTTTTAAATCATACTTTTTGGTATCCCGGTCGTGTTGTTTGGAATGATATAGATATTACATTAGTTGATCCCGCAGGACAAGATGATAGCTCCGGTGCTTTGATGAGGGTCTTGGATGGAATGGGGTATAAGACCCCCATTAATGATTACTCTGCTTCTAAGACTATTACAAAATCGGAAGCCGTAAAAGCAATAGGTGGACAAGTATTTTTAACTCAGCTTGGAACCGATGAAAACAACCCGCTTGAAACATGGACTCTTGTTAACCCTTGGGTCAAAGATGTACAATTTGGCGATTTAAGTTATGAAGATGAAAATATGGTAACAATTACCTTAACACTTAAATATGATTATGCTACATTGGATGTCGAAGGTCAGGCACGAATGCCTACACCCCATGCAAGAAAGTAGCCAAATAGAGGAATAAATGTCTAGGAACAATATGGATCGTTTAGGTCTCGGCGACGGGTCTAACGAGCCTATCCACGCCGACCCCCCCATCGCTAATCAGAATGCAGGTTCTACCCCACTGGCTTTCTCAGCTCCAACTGAGCATGTAGAATTGCCTTCGGGGGGTAAATATTATCCTCCAGGTCATGCGCTGCACAATAGTGCCACAATTGAAATAAAATATCTTACAGCTAAAGAAGAAGATATTTTAACTTCTGCTAGTTTAATGAAAAAAGGGTTAACTATTGAAAGATTGTTAAGAAGTATTATTGTGGATAAAACAATCGATCCCCAAAATCTCTTAACTGGAGATAGAAACGCTATTCTTGTTGCGTCCAGGAAAACCGGTTACGGAGCCACGTATAAGGCTCAACTGGCTTGCCCAAGTTGTCTTGAAAGAGTTCTTTGGGAAATAAACTTGGAAGAACTAACATTAAGCCCGGGTGGATGCGCGCAGGCAGATGGCTTTGATGTAATTCAAAATGAAGATAATAGTTTTGATGTAACGTTGCCTAGAAGCAAGGTGGTTGTTACGTTGGGGTTGTTGACCGGGCGCGATGAAAGCACTCTCTCTGCTACTTTACAAAAACGCAAAAAACATAAACTAGAAGAGAATCTGTTAACGCAGCAGCTTGCAATTATGATCAAGGCAGTTAATGGCAGTAGTCAACCACAAGATATTCAGAGTCTAGTTGAGTTTTTACCCGCTTTTGACTCTCGGTATGTCCGAACGGTTTATAGTATTATTATGCCTAATGTAGATATGAATTATGACTTTGAATGCCCGCAGTGTGCCTTCGACGCAACGCTGGAGGTCCCGCTTACTGCGGAGTTTTTTTGGCCTAAATGAAGATTACACTGAAATAATTTATGAAGAAATCTTTCAGTTAAAATATCACGGCGGCTGGAGTTTTATTGAAGCTTATAATCTTCCTGTGGTACTAAGGAGGTGGTTTCTGCACCGCCTCGAAAAACAGTTCTTCCAAGAAAAAGAAGAAATAGAAAAAGCCTCAAAAAAAAGTAGGTAAAGATAGAATGCCTCGCTGCGAATAACAGCGAGGCATTATTTTTATTAAAATACTAATTAATATGAGAGCACAGGAGTTTCACAAATTATGAAAGAAAATAAAGAGTTAGTTCAAGAAGATGTTCTTGATTTAGGTCTTCATCGATATGGTGAAATTAATGAAACCATGCTACATTCTTTTGGATCTGCCATTAAAACTATGATTCAGTGGATATTTGGGGAAAATGTCTTTTTTCCTACTACAATTAAAGGTACGCAATCGGAAGTGAACAATTTCCTTCGCACACTTTCTGCTGAAAAAAACTATATGCAATCTTATAAAAGATATGGCTTAGCAGATCAAAGAACTTATAATAACAAATATGAATTAGATCGGGCTGTTAAAAATTTTGAACAAGAAACTCAATTAAAATGGCCATTTAAATAAGGAGTTTTAAATGGCAGAAGACAATGAAGACAATGAAGACAACGGTGACGATACCAGTTTAGAAGATCTTAAACGCCGTTTAGCATTGCAGCGTATAGAAATTCAACTTTTGGGCGAAAAAAGCGAATTTTTAGAAGATGCTGCCGCACTCGCCGGCACCCAACTGGAACTGGCAAAGAAACGGCTCGAAGTCGAACGCGACATTATCCTTGAGAAGTTGGCGCTGGGCGGTCTGTCCGAGGAAGAGGCAACAGCACTTAAAAAACGCCTTCAGGAAATGCACAATCTGGTTAAGTTGGAAGGCGCACGGGTTAAATCTATAAATGAAAGCGCCCGAGCGGCTGAAACACTTAATACAGTAACTTCTGGGTATTTGGGCATTATAACCGGGGTAAACAATGGCTATAAAAGTACCTTCTTAGGCTCCTTGGTGGATACACTGGCAACAGCCGACGGTCTGTCGGGAGCGTTTGCCAAGATGGGCAAAGCAATCAAAAATCTTCCCAAGAAAATATTTGGTAATATTCTTGCTGAGATAGAACAACAAACTATCACTGCTATGATGCTCATGTTTGAGTTTCGCGCAGAAATGACAAAAGCTACTGGTATGTTGGATCGTGATTTTGCTGGTACAATGCAACAAACTCAGAAGGAACTGGCTCATTTGGGAATTACCATGGAAGAGGTCGGCGAAGCGATGAGCGGTTTGTATACTGGTTTCTCGGATTTTAGAAATCTTTCTGAAAGCACTCGGAAAGACTTGAGAAAGGCGGTGACAACATTTACGGCGATCGGCATATCCGCCAAAAGCTCAATTCCCTTCATGAACGAGTTAAGCAGAACCTTTGGGATGACTCGGACCCAAGCAATTGAGGTTACCAAATCTTTTAAGGCTTTTTCTGATACAGTCGGTGCTACCACGGACCAGTTGATGAATTCTTTTGTTCAAATGAACGAACAGATGGCAATGTTTGGTGACGCTGCTATCCCCATGTTCCAGAAACTAGCAAGAGTTGCCGATCAAACGGGTGTTTCCTTGCAGGGTTTGGTACATATTGCGGAGCAGTTTGATACATTCGAAGGCGCAGCCCGAGCCGTGGGAAAATTAAACACCTTGATGGGGGGCAATTTCCTCGATATGCAGAAAATGATGCGCATGGGTTACGATGAAAGAATAAAAATGATCCGGCAAACCATTCAAGCTCGTTTTGGGGATGTAAAATCCATGAAGCCCCAACAATTAATGTTTTTGAAAAGTGCTTTGGGAGCAAGATCTGTGGCTGATGCCGTGAAACTCATGGGCAACGAAGTGAAAGATGGCACCGATGAATTTGAAAAATTCGGTTTAAGTGCAGAAAGAATAGATGAGTTAGCAAAAGAGTCTAAAACCCCTCTGAAAGTAATGGCAGCCGCCTTACAAGCTCTGGCTATAAAGATGGCTCCCGTGGTTCAGTGGATTTCAAAGGCTGTCGGTGTCATCGCTGATTTTATTGCCAAGAATGCCGACTGGATTCAAGGCGTCTCGCTGACAATAGGTGCAATTTGGCTGTTAGTAAAGGCGGTGAAGGCTTGGCGCCGCGTCAAAACAGCCGCCGCAGCTGTAAAAGGATTTGTCAGCGGCGCCCAAGTAACCGCTACTTATGCGCAAGCAAATGCTAACACGGTACTCACTGCGTCGTTGGGACCGTTGGGAAGCGCCGCAACCGCAGCCGCCGGTCCCATGGCAGCTTTAACCACAGCATCTATGCCGTTCGCCATTATGGTCTCCATCATCGTCGCCGCCATCGCAGTCGTCATCGTGGCTCTGCTAGATTTCATGAAGGCAGCTCTGGAAGCCGGTGTCGGTATCGGCGAATTGGTGTTGGGTATTGGAGCACTAGGTCTGGCTCTCCTCGCTGTGGGCTACGGAGCCCCTCTCGTCGCTGTTGGTATAGGTATGCTTGCGTTGGCTTTGGTCAGCTTGGGTGTTGGTTTGATGTTTGTCAGCACAGATGATCTTCAAGCATTAGCTACTATTTTTGGCTCCATAGCTAAAACTCTCGAAAACGATCCTTTTGGTGCGTGGATTGATGGTTTAGTTAGATTTGCTCAAGTGGGGGAAGACGTGGGCGATAGTTTAATGAAAGTGGGCACTGCTTTTGCGCTATTGAATACCATAGGTGCCGGCACAGTCAGTCCTGTGGTACAGCTGGTCAAATCAGCGAGCGAGATAGATGCTGCTTCGTTGCAAGGTCTTACACAACTACATGATTTGGTGACTGATCTTAGACTAGCTACTAATGAGGCTAACACTCAGGCTATTGAACGCCTTATACAGGTTTTACAAGGTAGCATGAATCAAGAAAAAGCCGTCGTCGCAGCCAGATCTAAGCAACCAGACATTGTTTTAAAATTAGATGGTGACGTACTAGGTAGATATATAAGCAACGAGGTCGGGAAAAAGATGAAACTGCCCAGCAGGAGATAAGGAACATATGGCGAAAAAATCCACTAAATCACAACTTTTTGTTGATCCTAGCAATAGTATTATATCGAGAAAAGGAGGAGATAAATTTCTTATAAGATTTTTTCATCTCCCCACTATGACGAATTCCCAAGAAGAAATAAAATTTAAGGCATTTCTTACGGATTTTAGTGATAATTATGAATCTACTTGGAATGAAGAATCAGTGTATGGAAGAATGGATCCGATCCCCATATTCGAAAATACAAAGCGAACAGCCACATTGGCTTTTGATATTCCATCCTCATCGGAAGAAGAAGCAGTTCAAAATTTGGACAAGATGGATAGGTTTGTACAAAGGCTGTATCCTTCTTATGAGAGGGTCAATGATATGAATGTATTGTCCACTGCTCCTTTATGGAGAATTAAATTTGCTAATTTATTAAGTAATTCAAAAACCAATACTGGTATTGGGTCTGCGAAGGAAAATGGTTTAGTGTGTTATATAAAGAGTTTTTCTTTTACTCCTGATAATGATCCTGGATATATTTTAAGCACAGAAAATTTATTCCCTAAAGTAATAAAAGTTAGTTTAAGTTTAACTATTCTGCATGATCACACTCCCGGGTTTATTCAAGGTACATTTGGAGGTCCTGGCATGAATCATCATTTTCCTTATGGTATCCGCGACGAAGCGCGAGCCGAAGCCGCCATGGCTGCTGCTCTTGGGTCTGTTATAGCCAATAGCACGATGAGCAAAGCTAAGAAAGCTCAAGCGAAAAAACTTCTTAGGTCTCTTGGCGCCGGGACACCAGGAGCAATGAAAAGAGTAAAAGCATTTCTTGCCAATTCAAATACAGCGGGGACCAAGGCAGTTACCACGCCAGCGGGCAAGGGCACCGGGAAGCGTTCCACGGGCGGATCCACACATCGACCGCCCCCGAAATAAGGAAAAAAAATAAATGAGAGATATTTTAAGAGAAACAGTTATTAATGATGCTAGAGAATATTATGAAATTTTAAAAAATCGTAAGCGTCATTTTATTGAACAATATAAAACTCCTATCTTATCCCATATTGGTGAAGAGGATACGGCTACGATTACCATTATTCCACACATTTGGAAGACAGGAGATAAATTTTATAAATTAGCTGACATGTACTATAATGAACCTAAATATTGGTGGCTCATCGCCTGGTTTAATAAAACGCCCACAGAAAGTCATGTCGCCATAGGGGAACAACTTTTTATTCCCCTGTCTCTGGAACAAGTTATGATGATGTTCGAATATAAGTAAGTGAAGAAAAAATGGCAACCCCAGATCAACTAAAAATATTGGTTAAAAATCCCGAATGGGTGTTTTGTAAAGACCTGAATAATTCAAAAGAACGAATCGACTCCTCCAAGAGTTTCGAGGAAATTCTTAAATATATTTGGACGGGCGATAAGCCCGCCTGGATTAATGATGCTAGAAAGTTTCCGCCTCCAAAGGTTGACACCGCCGGTCTCCTGGGTCTGTTAGAGAACACGAGTCACAAGGACTCTTCTTCCTATAAAAAGGACTATTTTAACATCACAGCGGTGATTTCTTGGTGGTATTTGGCAATGTGGACGTATAAAGATCGTATACCTTCTGGTGGATATAAGGGTAAAAAAATAAACTCTATCTTTGCGACAGAGCCCAGTGATATACTCAGTACAATAGGTACAGCCAAAGCTATCTTCGGGAAGGAGAATCTTCATACTTATAACACTCCTATGCCCTTGTTCAAGCCTGGGCGGGATCCCTCCACGGGCAAGTTCCTTGGAGCCCAGTATTACTACATTAAAAAGGCGGCGAACACCAAAGAATGGTACATGGCTAATACCACGCAACTGTTGCTTCCTGTTTTCCGAGCAGATCCTAATCAAAAAGGTCCCGGCAACGCGGAACCCTCGAAGAACGCGCACGCTATTCCCTTTTCATTTACGGAGAATCCTAATACCACGAAATCTCTAACCGGCGGCTGGCGCAGCCGTGAAATCATTACCCCTCCATGGTTAAGCAAACAAACTTTTTTGTCAACTGGCGATAACTGCGGTGGAGGTGGAGCGGGTCGATTCCAGAATTATGTTCCTATGGCATATATGACCGAACAACAGAATAAAATTCAGTGGTGGAATTCAAAAGAAGAATATGGTGGCACCAGCCCCACCTGGGGGGTTTATCGAGACGAAGAAAAAGAGCGCGGACAATCCTCGCCAGCCGTCCGCCAGACGTGGTACACCAACTACGCCCCCGACGCCACCCGGTGGAGCTGTTTCTTTCCGAAAAACCATGTGGGGCAGAGGCATCAGCCCCCGCCCATGACAGAATTACCAAAATCCTGGTCATCAACGGCAATGGGTCCATCGCGACGAAACACAATGTGGCTTCGCGGTCACAGACATGAGGTCACCAGCGTTAACAATAGAATAGGTGGTAAAAGCTTTGACACGACACCGTGGTGGCTGGGTTCTCAAGGTCTGCCCATCGGCGCTGTTGATTATGCGTGGGGACATCCAGATACTTGGAAAAGAATGGCAGTTTTTTGGGAGAACGCTGACGAGCGCCCCTACAATAGTGTTTATAATAAAGGTAAGAACATCCCATTGGTCTGGACCCCACCTTCCGGTGAGGGCGCGTGCTGGACCCCCGGCTTGCAGAGAACTTTTAAATTAACCTGGATTGATGATTCGAACAACCCCAAAAATCAGGGCGTCGCCCAGTTCTACCAGCTCGGCACCAATGAATGTGGTCAAGAAGATACGTTCGATGGCAAGCCGTCCATGATGCGCTGGGAAGATACGATTCTTAAGTTGTTCAATGGGCACACCCCCCATGCCGGGATTCCTGGTTACAAAGACGCAATGCCGCCTAAGAAGCCCGTCTCCAACTGGCAATATTCATGGTGGAACCTACGCCGAAAGGGCGGAACCGGTAGGATCCCGCGCCTGGTCGTGAACCCGAAAGGGGGCGGAAGCCTGCACTGGTGGAAAGGTTTGTTGCGGCGCAACGAAGCCTGGGCGGAATTTTTTTATACTTTGGATCGGAAGAAAAACAAAGGGATTGGGTGTGGTCTTTGTTTAGAGCCGCTCGTCGGTCTGGGAATTGCCAGTCGCTTCGGCAAGTATGGTGGTCTTCATAACGCCAGTTCCGCAGCTCCCCGACCCCCCGGGAAGGTTGGAAGTGTGTGGACGCTCACCTCGTGGGTTATCGAAATGTTTAAGAGTTTTTTACCAGCCCATCCAAAAAAACCCGCTCTGGTAAGTGACGAATTTTTCAAAATCTTTGCGACAGATCAACTCCAAGACGATGAAAAAGCTTTTTTAATATATAAATTTTTAGTGGCTGTAATTTATCGGATTATAGGTTATGGTGTGGATATAAAGAAAAAGTTGAATGACCTTAAGAAGAAGAACCAAAAAAGGGATAAAGGTAGTAAACAAGGCGATCCTAAAAAAGATGATTTTACAGACGCTGCTAAACAACAAATTTTAATAAATGCCCAATGTTTTATGCTTAATACTATTGATAAATTTGCGCAAAAGCATCAACCATTTTCTGGCGGTATTTATGATTCTTATACTTCTACTCGGATTAATGGAAATTGTGATAATATTTTAAATTTAATAGGGAAAAAAGATGAAGCGGCGTATACCTTTTTAAATATTAAGCCTTCAGATTTAGCCCTTTTACAACCGAGAATAAGACTTTTCAAACATCGAAGAACGCGAAATAAAGATGGCAAAGAAATCGTCAAACAACAGAAAATAGAAGTACCTGGTCCTTTTGAAACAGCCCTTAATCCTAGCACTGTAAACCAAATTCTTTCGCAGCGGAGCGGTCGTTTGCTCGGCTCAGGTATAAAAGAAGTGTCTATGAGTGAAGCCCATGGGAACGAATCATTTAAAAGAGCAAACTATATCACTGTTGATATTACTTTTCATTTTAATAAGTTGGAAGAAATATTTTTAAATTGGCCAGTTTTTGCAAAAGATCCTGAAGGAGCCCCCATTAAAAACAAGGTATCTTATCCCTTTGGCACATCGCCGGGATATAAGAAACCCGATATCCCGGCGTCGGTGGCGGAATTGGTTTTCCCTATAGAAACTAATATAACGGATGTCACCGCAAAAGGCTTCCAAGATTTAAATCGCCCGGGTTTTAATGTTACGTTAGAGTGGGGATGGGCAATTCCTGACACCACCAAATTTGGCGGTACTCCCGCTCAACAAAAGATTTTAAAAGATTTAGTTGAAAAAGCTCAATATAGAACATTAATTTTGACCCCTCAAACTTCTGAGTTTAATATTAGAGAAAATGGCACCATAGAACTCAAAGTCACCTATTATGGTTTAAGCCAACATTTATTTAATGATAAACAAAATCAGCTGTTTCCCTCTTTAATGGATTTCGAGGCAGGCGTTTTTTCCTTGAAGAAAGGAAGTTTCGCCAATAAGCAGAAGTTGGAAAAGGCGATAAAAGCGTTGAAAGCAGCCCGCGCAAAAGCAAGACAGGTAAAATCCCAAAATCCGTCGAATCAGTTGCTTATAGTTGAAGCCGAGAACAAAGCCAAAGCCATTTTACAAAAAATTCAGGACTCCAAGTTAGGGTTCTTCTTGGAAAGAAATATCGCAGGTTTATTTAAAACTTTAATGGATCCTAATGTTTATCATCGAATCCAAATCCCTAAAGCGTTTTTAGGTATTTCGGACGATCGAACTGTATTAAAATGGTCCCCTTACCGAGACATGAGCATATTCAAGAATTTTACTATTCAAAAAAACTCGCCATTTGGCAAGAACTTTCAACCTCGCAAGGGAGCAAGTTCGGGCAATGCATTTTTTGACCAGGCTCGCGCCGCTTCCGCCGCCGGGGCTTTCATCGGAATGGCTAAAAAGGGCACAAACAAAAAAGAAGGAGCGAATCTGCGCCAAGAAGCACTAAAACGATTACGCCAAGGAACTAAAAATACTGTTGTCGCTGCCGGTCCTGGCGTAGACCTCCAAACTATAGATTTTATTTATTTTGGGGATTTAGTGGAAAAAGTAATTCAATATTCTTTTGAAGCTAATTTGCTTGATAGTTCCAAATCAAGTGCCAAAGGAACAAAAAAATATATTTTGGATAGAATTAATCTTGTCCTCGGTAGTATGAATGTTCCTTTGCTTTACCAATCTTCTAAAAACAAAGGTATCGTTGGTGTAACGCAGACTATAAATATTGCTGATATTCCGATCGTGGTGCAGTTTGCGTCGGAATTTATAATCGATTTTCTTGTTAGACCAGGAGAATACGAAGTACCTTATGTCCAATTCCTTATTACTTTCTTTCGCTGGTTTGTGCAACAATATATGGCAAGAATTTGCTATGCCGATATTAAAGAATTTGCTGCAATGAATCCCGAAGTATTTTATTTTGATTTATATGCTACCAAGAAGGGGGATTATTTGGGCGCGACGATGAAGGACAAATGGAAGCTACCTGTTACAAACCGCGCTTCGTTCCAAAGAACCAAAACGCAGTTGAGACAAACAATGGAAGACTACGAAAAGATAATAAAGGCAAAAGATTTATCTCCCAATCCCTCTTTTCATTATTGTTATTTGGGAGTACAAACTCTAAATACTCGTCAGAAACCAGATGTAGAATTAGACAAAAAGGAAGGTATCCATCATTTTTATATCGGAAGAGATGTTGGCATTGTAAAGAAAATTGAATTTAAATCAAGAGAAATACAAGGAAGAGCAGAAGCAGTTTGGTCGGTTGTAGGGACGGATCTCGACAAAGCCATGTTTATGATTCCAAAAATATACGATGTAACGGTGACTATGGTGGGAAATAATTTGTTTAAGACTGGGCAAACATTTTTTGTTAATCCCACCTTGGGAAGTCAATTGAGCAAAGCCGCCGCAGGCAACTTGGATTTGATTAAAAACACTGGACTGGGGGGTTATTATTATATTAGTAAAAATACTACTGTCATACGAGCCGGTAAATATGAAACTATTTTAGAAGGAATAAAAGTAGGTCTCGCGGTAAATGATAGCCAAGTAAAAGTAAGCAGTCCAGTTCAAATAAAACCGGCGAAAAAAGAGAAGAAGCCTCCAATTAAAGCCGAAGGTATTGGAAACTGGATATATGATAATCTGTAATTTAAATTACATAAAGATATATATAACATGAAACATTTTTTTGGTTCTAACGATTCACCTGCCCAGACGACGTGGCAAGAGCGCGCTTTGTATAAACAAGAAGCCATGGCGGCTTATGATTATCTTAATTTGAGTGATTTTTGGTATAAAAATCCTTTTTATGGCAAAATAGATAAACACGGATATGCAATCGCGCCATTAGAAAATTGTTTAGCTCAATACAAATCGGAGGAACTTGTTTTAGGTTTAGATTTTGTAGTAGGGGCTTATGAAAGTTTTTATCAATCTTTTTTATTGGGGATTTTAGGGAAAGGAGGAGTTAAAAACTATAACTCTGTGTTTGTTAATATGCAACCTAAAAGCGGATGGGTGTCAGCCTCAGATACATATCATGAACACCAGGAACGATGGTATGAACAATTTTTTGACCTGCTTGCTAACAATATTACCATGCGAAAAAAGATATGTAATTTTGATTCTTTTTTAAATATATATTTTTGGTTTTTAGATACTTTGGGACTCGGTAT